GTCAATGGCAGACTGGATGTCTCGATTAAGTTCAAGGCTTTCTCGTTGTTGCTTTTCAATTCGTTCCACTGTGTTAAGGGAATCGTTATGGTTGGTTCCGCTTGGCTCGTGGAAGATGTACCAGCAGCAAAAGACGGAGAGGAGCACAATACCACCGATAACAGCATGGCGGTAACTAAGGCTATTAAGTAAAACTTTGATTTTGTCATACATTATACCCCTCCTGCGTAGTCAGTAATCCCCCTAGCAATGGCACGAACGATAGTATCAAGGTCGTTAGATAACATAGCGTGATCTTCTTCGTTATCAATGAATGCCATTTCAACTAATACAGCAGTTGCGTCCGTACCATTTAGCACCCAAAGGTCGTCGCGTTTCTTAACGCCCCGGTCAACTGTATTAATGCTGCGGATGATTTGGCTTTGAATGTCGTTTGCTAATCGTTGGCCATTAAAGGACTTATACAGTGTTTCAGTTCCTCGAGCTTCCGTGTTAAACGCATTGCAGTGGAGTGACACGAATATATCAGCGCCCCAAGAATCAGATTCAGAACATACTAGACCTAAATCATCATCTTGTAGCGTACGAACTTCACATCCTGCTGTTTCCAAATAGCGAGCTAACATTTTGCCCGCATCACGGGCCACATCACATTCACGCGTACCATATACAGGGTTAACTGCGCCACTATCTAAGTTAATATCGTGGCCAGGATTAATAAATACTTTCATCGTTTATCCTCCTCTTCTAATCTATCAGGAATCCCATTGTTATTTCGGTCCACAAAAAGCCCTAAGAAGCCCACAATGGCCGTTAAGACACTAGGTATGAATATGTGGTCAATAATAGTAATGCCTACATTAATCAGCTTATTCGCTTCGTCTGACACGTACCCACTAATAAAGGACATAACATATTGAGTGACCACCAATAAAATAGGCACTAGCATAATAAATACTAGCGCCCGAGTAGCGAATATACCTGTAGGGTGGATGTTAGCCACCCTCACAGATTTATAAGATTGTTTAATTGAATTAATGAGCTTTTGAGGTATGTTCATGAAGTTCATCCTTAATATCATCAACACGTACTTCTAAGGCTTCAACTTTTGCTGATAGTAATACTTGCTTGCTTTCAGCTTTAATCCGCTCTGCACGTGATAATTTAATTTCATCTTTCAAATCTTTAAGCGTATCAGTTAGCACACCCCATTTTTCTTGAAAAATAAGATTATCTTGCATCCGTTGTGAGTCTAATTGTTGTAACAACGGAATAATCAATAATCTATAACCGGCACCTGCAACCACACCTACAATTGTAAGAGTGGTTAAGATGTCGTTTAACTCAAACTGCCATGTCCACATCTATTACACCTTTCTCCAATAACCAATAATATCAATAATATACCGCATGTTCGCCGGTACACCCCAGCCTTTAATTATACGACTATTTCGTTCAACATAAATACTATTGTTATTTACATCAACGCTTCGTTCTACTAGCCTTACCGCAACTGGTGCATTTGGTGGAAGCGATGCTACCATATTGCCATTACCAGAATGGGTTTTCAATTTAAAATCAAAATGTAAGTATCCCCAACCAGTTAAAGGGTCGAACGCTAAGTAACCTCTATCAGCACCAGGATTACTAGCTATAGCATTATCCCATACAACTTCATATATTTGGATTGGTTGTGAAGTTACTTGACCGCCACCGCTTCCAGGGTCGCCTTTCGGTCCTCTTAAAGCCAGTAATTGTTCTGGTGTAAAATCTGAATATCTGAATGGTTCGCCTTTATCACCCTTCGGCCCTTTAAGTGCATTAAGTTGGTCTTGCGTGAAGTCAGAATATTTAAACGGCTCGCCTTTAGGCCCAGGTGGTCCTTGTGTACTTGATGCATACTGATTAATTTCTGTTTTCTTTACATAGTCACTTAATTCAGATTTTTGAGCGAACGACTGACCCTCTAATTTATTAACGTAACGACTAGAAGCATCGCCAGGTGTTAATGCATATTGAGCAATCTCATTTTTCTTAATAAAAGTACCTAAATCGTTCTTATATGCAAATGTTTGAGTCGCCCAACCCTTTTGAGCGTAATTATTTGTCGCATCTGTTTTAGATAAATAATCGTTTAGCTCTGTCTTTAATGCATATTTAGGGTCGCCTAGCATAGTAAGGTAGTTTCTTATATCAACTTTTTTTAGATACAGATTATCGGCATCTTGTTTAGTTGTATAGGCTGATAAATCTACATTAGCACCAGTACCAGGTGGTCCTGGTGGTCCTTGTTCACCTCTAGGGCCTTTTAAACTCTCCAATTGTTCTTGTGTGAACATATCATAAGTAAAAGGCTTTCCGTCTTTACCTGGTTCACCTTTAGGACCAGGGTCGCCGTTGACTCCATCTTTACCAGGAGGACCTTGCAGCCCTCGCTCACCGTTTAATCCGTCAATACCATTTCGACCAGGTTCGCCTGGAGGACCGGGCGGACCTTGCTCTCCTGGGTCGCCTTTCGGCCCTTGTAGTTTAACGATTTGAGTATTATCTTTAACTTTGATCGTTTCGTTATCTTCGTGAATGTGTAGTTCGTCCATCATTTCCCCCTATTGCTAACGCCTTCGACTATAGTAATTTGTCCTTTAACTAGACATTTGATAGGGTGGTCGCCATTCCAAATAAATAAGTCCCATTGGTATTTACCGACTGCTAGGGCATTTGTATCCAACGAAAGAGTGATTTTAGATGCTTCATCGTTTTCTAGCTCGTCGGTAGACACGTCAATATCGAACTTAGCTTTATATTCTTCGTCCGGAGAATATTTACGAACACAGGCGAACAAACTTTCACTTGCAACAACATTGTTATAGCCAATGTTAAGAGAAATCACTTCCCCTTTGATTGCATTAAAGTTGTGTAGGACTGGCAGTTTCATCTTCGTGTACCTCGTCCATTAAATCATTATGGACACAGCCCTCTGTTGGGCATGTTCCGTCTTCGTTAAGCACTTCCCAGCAGTACTCACAAAATTCCATAACAGGTACTTTACTTTCTCCGATATATTTAGGCATATTATTGTACCTCCTTAATACGTGTTACCATTTCGGTATTTAATTTGATATATTGTGCACTAATGGCCCCAGTAGGTTTTCCCATTAATAACAATCTGCGCTGAGCCTCTTCTAAGGATTTGAAGCGCGGCTCGTATTCAGATTTAATCGCATTAATCTTATCTTCCTTGGTAGGAACATACGGAGCAGGTTCGACAAACTTGCCGTCTACATAGAATTTACCTTTCATAAATTCATCAAGCATGCTGTCACCATCTGCAGAGTAAATATAATCCGCAGCATCCGGCCATTCTTGTTTAGCAGTCGCTAACAACTGTTCTTGCGTTACTGTATTATCAACATAGGACGTAATTCGTTCGCCCATTTCGTTTAACACAAATACATATTGATTCATAGTAGTATCCTTTCGGAGGTGAAATTATGCGCCGTTACGCTGTTATGCTAAAACGTAGACAACGCAATACCATTACATTAAGGCAACTATTTAACGAGTGGTTGCCTATTCACTCTCAGTCTATTTCTGATAGCGCTGTTAAGTCTTATCACATTGCTTTTAAACACATATCCAACATAGCGGATATGCCTATCACGGATATTCATTTTCAGCACCTTCAGAACGTGATTAATTCCATGCACGTAAAAGGACTTTCCTACTCATCTTGTAAGAAAGTCCGCACGATACTTAATCAATTATTTAATTACGCAATCATTAAGGATTACCCTATCACTAATTACGCCTTACACTTAAATCTAGGGCCCAATATACCAACGATTCAGAGAAGAGTATTCACTCGCCAACAAATCAACAAATTATGGGCAATAGATACTTCTTATTCCCATATGATTTTAATACTGCTTTACACCGGATTACGTATTGGTGAGCTACTTAATTTACGTAGGCAAGATATCAATAGACGATCATCATACCTTATTGTGAGACACGCAAAAACGAAAGCCGGTGAAGGTCGTATCATTCATCACCGCATCATGCCATGTCTCTTA